GCGTGCGGGCGCCGCCTAAACAGCACCTCGAAGACCGGCGACTCCTCAGGGAAGTACTCATCCTGGAGGTTGCGCACCCGCGCGGTGAGACGCTGCTGGAGCACAGCGGGGATGGGCCCCGCCGGGACGAACGAGAACGACGCGGTGAGAAAGGCGAATGATCCGGATCCCCATGAGTCCCTGAACAGGGACCCGCTGTACGAGCCGGTCGGGAGGGCGAACGAGGCGCTGTATAGGCCGAGCGACACATGCGACGCCGTGAGGGTGAGGAGGGTTCCGCTGGCGTCTGAGATTGAGACGGTGGCCAGGTTACCAGGAAGGTCCTGGTAGGACCCCCCGACGACATTGTAGAGCCACAGGGAGCCCGTCCGACCCCATTGCATGTTGGCCCGGTCGTCCCTCACGAAATTGTTGGACCGGACTTCGATGTAGGGCACCCGGTCAGGGAACGAGGTCTGCCGGGAATAGAACTTCTTCTGATAGAAGTCGACGTAGAGCGAGTCCGCCTCGATTTCCGCTGGAAGCGTGACGGCCACGCCGTTGTTGGCGAACGTCCCACTCATCCATCCCTGAACGATCGGCGTGACGTCGACCTCGAGGTCCTCGAAGCCGCTGTCGAAGTGCGCCGACGCGGTCGGAGTGACGAGGAAGTCTCCTCCGGGAGTCCCCCAGGCGTTCAGTGAGGTCCGGTTCACCCAGTTAGCGAAGCCATGGTCCCTCAGTTTCACATCCTGGCCCAACCCCTCGTCCCATCCGGAAGCGAGCGGCCTCACCCGGAGGTCGAAGCTGGACGGCTGGGTGCAACCGGTCGTCTTGTGATTCATCCTGAGGACGAACGAGTTTCCGACGGAGGGGAGGTCGCCGGACGCGGTCAGGGCAGCGAAAACCGAGAAATCGAACTGAAGCAACGCACGGGAGAGACTAGAGGACGCCGCAGCTCCGATGGCTCCGGACACCCCGGCACGCTTGAAGACGTCGAGTTCCTCCGAGCCACCCAGGTTCGATCCGGTGGCCCGTACGGCGGACCCCGGAGGGAACGCGTTCGTGATGAACGTGTCCCTGACAGGATAGATGCGGTAGATCACAGAGCCTCCCTTTCACGCTTGCGTCGCGTCTTCTGTGATTCAGACATCTTCTTTCGCGTCGCTTCGGAGTGCTTCGATCCCACTTGAGCTAGGTGGGACAATTTTCTAGCTTCAGCAGAAAACGGATCTCGTCCTGCAAGGTTCAGTTTACGAGTCTCTGCTTGACTCCTGTAATGTTCTGGTCGAAGTTTCCATCCCTTATTTGCAGGGTTGTTGGTTCTCGCAACCGACATTTTCCTGCGAGTTTCATCAGACAACCTCCCCTGACTTCCTCCTCCAAATCGAAGGTTGTATCCGTCATACACGCAATTGAAGAAATTCACCCAGTAGGCCTCCGCAGCATTCAACTCATCCAATGACGGGCAGCGCGTGACTACTGTCCAAATGAAAGCCTGTGGGCGTTTCCGCAGCGCATGCAAAAATTTCAAGCAGTTACTGTTGGGAGAGAAATGACTCGCGATGCGATCTTCAAGAAGACCCGTCGTTTGTCCAACGTATGACTTACCGTTTGTCGTATCAAACGCTCTGTAGACCAAGCCTGTCATCGTCATTTTGCTGATCCCACGATGTCCCGGGTCGGGTATTTCACCTGAAACACGGCCTCCGGGGGACAGACGAGCATGCCGTCCCGGAGGTTGTCGACAACGTTGAACCGGTCATCGGAGTACACGAGTCCGTCAGTGATCCCGAACACATTCCTAAACGACAGCTCGTACACCGAGACCACCCCGGCGGTTCCATTCAGAACGGAGACCACGTCGGAGACGATGATGGGCTGCCCGATCTGCATCCTGTCTTGGGCGAAGTAATCGGTCAAACGGTCGGTGCACGACAGCAGCACCTCGGACCTGTTCCTCCCGGGCGTGACGGTGATCCCGAAATGCACCCGGATGTCGAGGATGCTTCCGTCTAGGATGTTGATCCCGTCGGTGAGCAGCTTGAACTGGCGCAGGTACGTCGCGAGGTTCGACTTGAGGGTGGGAGTGGCCCTGGAGAGGACGCCATCGACGTCGAGCGCGAGGAGATGGACATCGTACGCAAACCGCCCCACCATGGAGGGCTTCACGAAGACCTTCTCGGGCCTTCCGAACTTGGCGGGAATCGAGAGGCAGCGCGCGACCACATCCTCGCGGGTAACCGCTCGCTGCTGCGCCGCGAAGAACGCCGCGGCGTTGGCCTTGATCTCCCGAATGCTCTCCGGGGCCCCGCCGCCGGTCATCGCTCCGAAATTCAGGCAACCGATCGACCCCTCGATCGATCCTTTGACGGTTGGGTTGACGTTGCTAGCTGGGAAGGAGAGGGAGGCGTTTGACGGCTGACGAACGGTCCGAGCCGGAACGTTCGTCTCGGATCCACCGCCGACCCGATACGTCACCGTCAGCGTCGTGTTGTGGGGAGAAAGGCCGAGACTCCTGGTGCGAAGGAAGTTCTGGGGGTCGATCGCGAAGCTGTTGAAGGTCCTCCGTCCGGCCAGGGGAAGGGAGTACGAGGCGACGTTCGGAACAAGCTCATCGTCGAAACTCACCCCGTCTCCTGATCCAAACACCAGGGTGGACACACCCGTAACGATGTCGCGATCCACAATGAATCGAAACGGGACCGAGAGCAGTCGCAGGACGTACGGGACGGTGTCCGAGTCGCTGTTGGCGTTAGTCTCCGGAACGAACACCCAGTCCTGAGCGAGGTAATCGACCTCAAACCACTCGTTTCCCTGGGAGTCCATGACGCTGATCACCTCGATCACGTCGATCTGTCCCAGGTCGATTCGTCGGAAGGCCTGGAAGTCGCTGACGGCGAAGCTCTCCGTCACGGTCCTGCCGGCCAGGACATCGACGGAGCGCATGATGGAGAAGGCAGTCGGGGTCCCGCTGGTTAGATCGAAAGCCGAGCCGGTCACTGCCCTACCGAGCGAGGCCGAGAACGGGACGTCGTCAAGGGTCTCAAAGATCGTCCCGTTCTTGGCGACCGCCTGCGAACCCTTCATGAGGACCGGGGTGACGCTGTCGTCGGGGACCACGTTTCCGAACTGATCGACGGTGGCGGGGACCACGATGGCCCAGGCCAACTGACCGACCGAGGGTCGCTTACCCTGGGGTCGATACCCACGGAACTTCGCGTTTGCGATGACGTTCCGCAACTGCGTGGCGGAGTCCCCGCCCTCGTTGTACGCCTGATCGATGTAGTAGTTGAGGCCGTCCCCCACGTACGCCGCGAACTCCAGCAGGGCCATCCCCGCGGACGACTCGTTGAAGTCCGAGAACGACCCCGTGGAGTATGCGTTCGCGAAGGTGATCAGGTCCCGCTTCAGAGTCCGGAAGTCCCGGTTGAGCAGGCTGACAATACGCTGCTTCCTCACGTCGACTGCCATCTCGTTACCTCAGATCGCCGGGAAGTTCACGACAAGGTTGACCGGCACGTTACCATAGACGATATCAAGTCTCACCCTGAAACCTGGATCAGGAATCGACGGGTCCTCGCTGGAGAACGTCACGAAGAGTCCCTGCAGCGTCAGGAAGGACATCCACTTCGCCAGCTGCGATTGGACCCGGGATGCCACGGCGAGCTTCAGGGAGTTAGTCTGCGGCTCGAAGAGGAACTCCCGAAAGTTGCATCCGAAATCGAAATGCATAACCCGCTCCCCCCAATTGGTCATGAGGAGGGATCGGACGTTCGATCCGATGGCATCGATGATGCTCTCGGTCGACTCGAGGTATCCCACGGAGCCGGTCGCTAGGGCGAACGGGAATGTGACGGAGATTGACATGCTTCAGGTCACGGGGACGACGGATGACGCGCCGGCGGCCGTCACGACCGTCACCGTTATACCCAGCGTGTACGTATGGAGGGCATCCGTAATCGCGGACAGGGCCCGCTCGGGATCCCTGTCCGTAAGCAGGGATGCTCCGATCGTCCGTAGGACGGGCTCCAACGACGGGACCACGGCCGTCACCCCTGTGAGACCCGGACCTACCCAGGCAGTCGCGATCCACATGGCCCGTAGGGTCTGGTCTAGGGCGGAAAAGAAGCTACCCGGGACTCCGGAGGGTGCCAAGACGCCGGGGACGGTGCCTCCCGCCAGGGCTGCCTGGGCATACGAGGCATAGGCGAAGGCCCAGGTTGACACTGCGGCAGGAGCTGACTTAGGCATCCCGTTCTTCCCAAAGAGCGGAC